GCAAGGTGACTGGGCGGAGCCCAGGGTTTTCTGCGCGTTTCTGATTCGCGTGTTTCGCTTGCGCGAGGTTTTCTGTCAGCCATAATATTAATCCTTCACAAACTTTGCATATTCTTCAAGCGGTACATTAAGACGTTTCGCCATCGCTATTTGTGACGGTGATAGTTTAACCGACCTGCGCCCTGATTTGTTACTGCGGGATGCTGAAGCAGCAGCAGATGCGACCTGTGCTCCACCCGATTTCTTCTTCGTCTCAAACTTATGAGGAAACTCAGTTCGTATGCGACGATCCACTTCAGTGTAATACTCTTCCGTCTCCGGGTCAAACCCTTCCTCTTCTACGAGCTTACGATGAATACCAAATGCCGCATACGTCATAACTTCGTCTGCGCCAAACCAATCATTTTTTTCTGCCCAAGCCTGAGCTTTGGGATCCGGAGCCGGGGCCTGTTGTTGCGGAGGCTGCTGTTGTTGCTGTACCTGTTGCCTCTGTTGAGGCTGCTGTTGTTGCTGTACCTTCTGCCTCTCAGAACGAGCTTTAGCCAAGTTATACTTGTCTTTCTCAACTGCAATTCTAGACATCGCCTCTTGAGCCTGGAACATAGCGTCCGTATCGCCCGTCTCATGGGCTTGGCGATAAGCTTGTTTTACCGCCGCCTCTTGAGACTCTAAGCGATTTCCATACTCAACAAGATAGCCCTTGTCCAAATTATGCATCTGGCCTTTTAGCTGTTGGTTCTCCTGCAACAACTGTTGAGCCATTCGAACCGCCTCTTCGCGGTCACGCTCTTCTTTACGGTATTTCTCCGTAAGTTTTTTAATTCGAGATTGGACCTTGTTACTGTAGTTATCCAACTCGTCTTCTTGAACAGGTTCCGAAGCCTCTACCTTGACAGGGGCCTGCTCTTTTTCTACCTCCTGAGATTCTGAAATCTCAGGCTTATCCACTTCTACTTCTACACCCTCGTCCTCTACGAGATCTTGTTCTTCAGCCATTAGTGTCTCCTAAACCTGCTTAATGTCGTCGGGCTCTAAGATCGTAGCAATAACCTCATCGTCATTGATTATACGAACTTCGCCGCCGTCAATTTTAAATCGTGATCCCGAGTATCTACCGATACAGACCCACTGTCCCTCGGCGCACCAAGGTGATGCATCAGGGCCAAACTTGTCTGGATCTTTATACGCTAAAGGACCAATCTTTAAGACATACGCAACAACTGTGGCAACAGCTTCACGGTCCCTAATCTCATCTGGGATGTGCAAACCGCCTTGAGTCTTAGTCGCACCCTGATAAGGCATAACCAACACACGCCAGCCTGTGGGCTGCGGAAGTCTTTCAAGCAAGGGTTTTTCTAAAAGAGAAGGATCTAAAACCTTCTCGGTGGTATCAACATATGCGCTACCAACAGCAGAAGACGCAGACGCTTTGTCTGTCTTCGTTTTGTTCATTTTCTGCGCGACATGTTCAGGAAGATATAAGGTCTTCGACATCGTCAGCGTGGTTCTCCAGCAGGGCTTTGATTTCCTCACGAGCGTAGGAGATGCCCCGTATTTCCCCTACCATGAGTTTATAATGCTCCCAGTCTTTAGCAGCATCCATTCCCAGCGCACTTGCAATTTCTTGTTCGCGCTGATTAAGCAACTTATACATATATGTAGCAAAAGCAACAGCGTCCATTAAAGAATATCTCTGCTACTGTGTTCTGTGCTTGATGTAATAGGTCCACCGGATACCCACGCATCACACACTCTATTCGACGCACATTTAAATTTTAAAAATTGACAATAGCCTAAATCACCCGCGTCTATACTGTCGTAAGGATCCGCAACATCGCTTTCACCAATTCCTTTTGCGATACAATTGAGTATCTCCGGAGTTTGATTAAACGCGGCGCAATTTCCGCAACGACTTTCAATAGCCGCGTCCACACTTGTTTTGAACGTCTTTGCTATCTTTTCCCAAAAATCGTTATTTTCTCCAGTTTCATCCAACTCAGGATTCAATGGGCCATACTGATATTCGTCTATAGCTTCTTGCCGATTTTCAATGTTCAACTTAATATCTTGGGTGGGGAGAGGGCATGAATCACCGCTCTCATCTGCCTCCATCTTGTCTACAGGCATTCCCTCCGGAAGAATTTTTATGACTATCGTGGTCATCAGTACGTCTCTCCGTCACCAAAGCCACTTGTCTGAGCCGCGCCGCATCCGCGAGCTCTACCACCGCTAAAAAACTTCTTGGGCTTCTTATCCAACATTTCTTCGAATATCTCAGGGTTTTTGCGAAGAAGTTTCTCCACCTCTTGCGCTACCGCAGTCTGTCCTCCCGCGTTGCGGCTCTTCGAACCGCCCATCGCTTCGTCTCCTGTGGCACCCTTTAAAAACCGTTTTAGTTGTTCTTCTGTAAAACTCGCCATAACAAGCTCCTAATCTATCAGTTCAAAATGGGGACCATCGATAAACGGACGACGACCCTGTGATCTGCGCAAATCTATATACGCGTTCATTGCTTCTTCCATTGTACCTTCCCACTTGCGAATGTCCATTGGATACGGCATTTCAGGTGTTCCCCACGCTGCGCCCCAGCAAATAGGAACATTTAGCTGGGTCGCCGCTTCTTTAATCGCATCGGCAAGATCATCATAAACCGAGAGTTCCCAACTCGCCCTCCCATTTATGAACGCCATGATATCGAAAGCCTTGCCCTCAAGGTGCTTAGACTTCATCGTCTGACTGGCCCCTTTAGCAACAAGCTCCTTCTGCTGCTCAATGGTTCTCATCCCCTGAACCACCCCGAAGTCGGTCTTGGTCAAAGTAATAGCCATCTTGATCACAGCCTGTAACCCGTCATCGATACCTTCAAGACGATCAAGGCTACGTCTGCTTAACTTAAACTCGCTCATATCATTTCCTTTTAAAAAAGGCTTGCGCCCCCCTCACACCAAAACTGGCTGAAATTGCAATTCCAAGGCTGTAAAAATACCAATCGGGCGCTTTGGAAAGCTGCGCAAACCCACGGTCAACCCAACCTTCTGCTCCCGGAATCCAGCATAAAATCAACGGGATAGACAAGATTACTACGAACCATTCGTCCTTCCAACTGGATTTTGCACCCTCTGCCATAATGCGTTCCCAGTCTGCCACGCTTGTCTTTTCAGACAATAATATCTGGGCTTTCGCCTTCGCCTCAGTAAGTTTTAGCTCCGCTTCGGCTGCGTTTTTATCAGCCTTGCCCTGCAACCATGATCCAGCAAGATTGGCTATCGGTCCTAATGCCGCGGTAAAAATACTCATTTTTCCGAACTCAACCAAACGGCTATCGTTCCCGTCATAGCCCCACTAACCACTGAAATCATCGCTGATTGTTGGGTTGATAAATCATCAAGCGTCATTCCCCAATTAATTACGCGAATGTACATCACCATCATGACGAACATCATAATACGGGGCATCAAGCGGTATTGCAAAATCTTTTCAAAGGTATTTGCCATGTTACACCTCTATGTTTAACTTCGTTCCCTGCGGTCGATCCGCATTAGTCTTGCGCCCAAACCTATCATAACTTTCCTGTAAGTCCAATCGTTGCTTTACAAGAGCCTCTAAATGGCTGTGATTGGCCCTGTGTTCTTTTTCTACCCTCTGCTCCACAAGATGCGTTTCTATGCGCTCACGGGCCCGCGTTTGGGCGTGTATGTCGCTTCCTACATTAAAAGGCATGTGCTGGCTTGCGCCCTGAATACCATCAGCCATTTTACCACCATCCTGCGCCTAAACCAGTCAGCCATGTGCCGCCGACTAAAATAGCCGCCAACATAGAAAGCAGTAATATCAACAGCAGCATTTCAAAGAATGCTGCTTTGCGCTCCTGCTGACGATATAGCGTCTCTTCACGCTCTTTCTTAATCTTGCGCCGTAGCTCCACCATTTCGCGCCATGTGCCATAGCCAAAGCGATTGTTCAGCATTTGCTGCAAGTCTTTTTCCTGCTCTGCTAGCTTCTTTTGATGAATAATAATCTGTAAGGCTTCTTGCTCTACTGATCCAGAAGCAAACAGTTTAGTGAAAATTGGCGGGTTCTTGCGTTGTTGCTCTGCCCTGCCAAGATCCGCCGCAAAACCATACCACTTGCCAAGCTGACCAGCCACATCTTCCAGTTCACGGCCCGCGTAAACCATTTTACGAACAAGATTAAATGCCTGAGTGGCCCCCGCAATAGCTGTTACCGGATCTATCATACACGTTCACCCACCTTGGCTACAGGAGGACACCGATAATCATACGGTATCCGTACAATCCGCGGGTAATGATAGTAAAAATAAGAAACGTCTCTAGGACAGCGGTACACACACGCCTTGTACATGTCGCCGCCATGCATCCCCACCAACACTGCGGTGAGAGCGCACAACACTAGAACTCTCCAACAAACCTCTGAGGTCGGGCTATCGGACTAAACCGCCTGTTCACCATACCGCCAGAAGAATATTTACTTTTACCCGCTTTGCTTAACGCAATAGCAACCGCTTGATCTTGCGGTTTCCCAGCAGCCATTTCTGTCTTGATGTTCTGGCTGATAACACCTTTAGATTTGCCTTCTTTTAGAGGCATTACTGAGTCCTCCGTATCATCGCCTCTCGTTGGACGTTAATACGATCACGGTTAACCTCGTTACGATCATCCGCAATCTGCTCTTGTAACTCTAACCGAGCAGAATCAGCAGTGGCCTGTTGAGCCATCTTCGCCTGCTCTAGCTGCAACTTCATCTGATCCAACTGCGCGTCACTCGCTACTTGTTGCTGTTTAATCGCCAACTCTTGCTGACGGATCTGAACAAGAGGATCAGGCATCGGAGGCATCGGAGGCTGAATCATCATCATAACTTGCTGCATCAACTGAGTTTCCATTTGAGCTATTTGAGCCTCTATCTGCTCAGGAGGAGGAGCCATTTGCTGAATCTGCATTATTTGCTGCTGCGCCATCTGAGGAGAAATAGCTCCCGTTTGAACCGCCAACTCTAGTTGCTGCATCTGCTCCTGCATCTGCTGCTCAACCTGCGACTGCACCATTTGTCTGGCCTGCATACCCACATGCTCAAATATATGCCCCACAAGTGTAGCCGATACCTGCGGGTTGCCTTGAGCAATAGGCATCTGCAAAAACGTAACGTGAACCTGAATATGAGCCTCATGATTCTGATCAGGGAAAGATTGCGGCAACTGACCGCCAAGCAACTGAGCATTCTCCAACACAGGATCCGTAGGTTGAGGCTCCGGTGGCGGAGGTAAAATCTCATCAATGTTCTGGATTTCCAGAGCCTGATACATTCTACGATACGCCTGATAAATGTTGTGAATCTCAGGATTAGCCTGCGCTAACTGCAATTGAGACTGCGCTAACGATACACGTTGCGCCATCGAGAAAATGTTTGGATCCGATACAGGTATAACATCTACCCTGTCGTCAAAGTCCTCCGCTTTAATCTGACGAGACGCACCCGAAACATCATACGGATACTCCGGAGGCAAGTTCTCCGAAAAAATACGCGCCAACAAACGAAACTCCGTTTTCTGCGCATAATGCAGCCGCTTGTGAATCGCGGACATAACCTTCGTTCCACGCTCCATAAGAGCCATGGTAGTGCCAACAGGCATCTCCTGACTGCCCTGCTCAGACAACTGATCCGCAGTCGAAATAAACCTGCGACCCTGATCCTGTATCGCTCCCAGCAACTGACCCAGCGTTGCAGAAGGCTCTTTGTACGGCAGCGGTATAATCGCTTCCCGTATGCTGCCTCCTGGCGCATCAATGTCCCGCCATTCCCCAGGCTGCAACGGCTCGTCGTCATTACGAACCCGCACCCCTCGCGCCTTGAATCCTGCTGGGAGATTGGCAAGTGTACCAGCATCGATCAACTGTCGAAGGATACTCGTTGCCGCACGACCAAGGCCCCCGATCATGTGAATCAAACCAAAGCCGTAAAAGCCCAGACCCGGCATAAACTTGTAATGCACAAAATACTGACGCTTGCGACTCGTCGGATCGTCTTCAGCATAATTGCGGCGTATCGAAAGAACCTCTCCCGAGTCGTGATCTATAGTCACAACATACGGAAGCTTCAAACCCGTAGGCTCTCCAGTCTCCGAAACGTCCTCAAAACCCTCTAAATCCAAATCAACGTGCATCTCCAAAACAGTATGCACATCATCGCTGTAATTCTTGGATATACCCTCTAACTCATTCACCTTCTGGCGAACCGGATCTTCCTCAAGATCCTCAGAACCTTTTAACTCAACATCACGGTAAAAACCCATAAGCTGCAACTTACGAATCTCGTTCTCATCCATACGCAACACATGCGTAACACGAGTAGCCGTCGCCAAATCAGACGCAGAATACGGAACAACCAAATCTTGCGCAGGTACAAACTTAGATACCGCCCGCTGCTTAGTCTCGTCGTAATAAACCTTCTTAAACGTCGAACCGCTCAAGGGTAAATAAAACAACATCTGATCAGTGTCCGGATCAAACTCCTCCATCACCTCAGTGATCTGGTAGTTCATAAAGTCCTTAACACGAGCCGCCTGCTCATCAGTGCCCAAATCCCGTAAACCAACAACCTTGGTCTTTACAGGGCCACCAGAGGGCAACATCTCCTTATACGCTTGAGCCTGAAACTGCGTAACACTCTCCGCAATCATCGGATTGGTTATCCCACTAGCCCCCTCAAACGGTACAGTGCGCTCCTCGTATTTAAGACCCAATAAGTCCAAACCCTTGGTATACGCCTCTTCCCACTCAGATCGAGAATCTAAATCCTCGTCGTATAATCCCCGCAAATCCGTGGATAATTCACCAAGTTCGGAATCCGACAACGCCTCCGCTAAATTCATCGTGTGGTCATACATCGGCTCTGGGCCCAACATTTCCGGAGCCAAACCAAGAGCCTGCACAACAGCGCCACCCACACCATCGTCCATAATCTCTGCCCCGTTAGGAAACTCCATAGGAACATCAATCGGAATCTCTAAATCAGGAAGTCCCGCCGTATCATCGAGGTCCAACCCCGGTGCAACCATGCTTGGTGGTAATGCCATCAGTAATACTCCCTTTTACGGGGCCTCCATTCAAGTTCGTCTTCTTCTTCGCCCTTCAAAGAAACAAAGCCTCCTTGTCGGAATCGCATCAGTGCTAACGTCATACTATCACAAAAGTCATCATGATCACCATTAGGAAATGAAACTACTTCCTCAATCACCTCATCCGTAAACTTTTTGTCCTCAGGTGCCCATACCATACCAGCTTCAAATAATGGCGCAACCATGTGCATCCTAGTTACCTTATCACTCCCTTTACCCGGCGAAAAGCCCAAGGCCGGAATACCGCGAAGCCGCAACTCGTCAATAAGTGGCATTCCCGTCGCTTTCGCTTCGACCAACACCATGTCTGGCTCCCAGTATTCGTGTTCTTCATACGCAATCTCCTTGAGCTCTGGAAAATTCCAACGCCCACGACGAGCGTCCAATAATACAATGTTGTCCGAACCACCCTCTTCCGGAGTAAATATCCCCCAGGTCGTAATCGCACTGTAATCCGCAGTCTGCTTCTTCGAAAACGCCGTGTCATACGACTGAATTATATACTGAACCGGAGGAATCTCCTCCTTCTCCCACATCTGCCACCATTCCCGCTTAATAATCGCGGACTCAGATGTGGTAGGCTGCTGCTGCCACTGCGCATTCCACTTGCCAACAGGCAAAGACGCCTTAATCGATAATAACGCGTCCTTTTCCCAAAATTCAGGCCATAAAGGATTATCACTAGGCATAATCGCAGGAAATTCCACAACTTCCCACTGATCCGACATCACATCACTGCCCTGCGCAGCAAGCAATCGACCAGTCAAATCCTTCTTACCCCACCGGGTCATAACCAAAATAATCGCACCACCCGGCTGTAACCGCTGCCGAGGACCAGATGTGTACCACTCATACGCGTTGTCAAACGCACTATCGCTTAACGCATCCTGTTCCGAATGAGGGTCGTCAATAATAAGTAAATCCGCACCACGGCCCGTAATGGCCGCGCCAACACCCGCTGCAAAATACTCCGCACCCTTGTCAGTGCCCCACTTACCAGCCCCCTTGTTGTCCTCTTTGAGATTAGTCTCCGGAAAAATCGATTTATACTCTGGATCATCAATTAAATCCCTTACCTTCCTACCAAAACGTACCGCCAACTCAGTATTGTGCGTAGCCTGAATGATTTTTAATTTCGGATTTCTACCTAGAAACCAAGCAGGCATCAAGTAACTTGCAAACTCAGACTTCGAATGTCGAGGGGGCATGTTAATTATAAGCCGCTTGAGCTCCCCTCGTGCAACACGTTCAAGCTTTTCCGCAATAATCCGGTGATGACGACCCTCGATAAAGTTGTCATACACATGATGAACAAACGGCATGAACTTTTCTTGCGCCTGCTCGCGCAAATCAAGCGTCTTCTTAGCCTCGGTTAAGGCTAAAATCTCCTTTAAAGCCTCTTCCGGTAAGGCCTGTAAACTCATTTATACCGAAAGAAATCTGAATAAGCAGGTAAACTGCCCACGCCAACCTGTCCGCCCGCCGCAAACTGTCCAGATCTGCGCATAAAACTAATGTCCTCAGAACCCGGTTGCAAAAATCCTCCGCCACCCACCGGAGGAGTGTAATCTATATACTCAGAAAGCGGGGGTGGAGGTGGTGGAGGGGGAGGTGGTGCAGGGATCTTAGGTTTTTCAGGCGTAGCAACCGGATCAATTACACAAACCTGCGACTCTGGATCCATAATATATCCATTCGGACACGGGTCCGCTGGTGGAGCAACAAACCTTGAATCGTCATCGTCATCGCGGGATCCACTAGCAGCGGCTTTTCGATTCCTCTCCATCGTATCTTTGGTCCGCTGAACATAAGAAGCTGCGTCCTTACGGCTATAGCCCGCGTCCACAAGCTTCTGCTCCATTTCATCAAAACCTACACCAAAAGTTTGATAACCCATGCCTATATCAGCACCGATATTCGACGCCAGACCAAGTCCCGCACCTATTATTCCCATGCCGCCCAACATGCCCGACTTACCAGCACCGCCGCCATCCATCATGTCCCGTAACCGCTCGGCATAACTAATATTACCGTCAT